CGCTGCGTAGGGCGGCAAATTTGACCGCTGGCGGCCGTTCGTAGCCGCCGACCTCTTGCACGTCCAAGAACGCAACCGCCAGCGCTAGCGCCTGGGAGAGGCCCGCAAACTCATGCCAACCGTCACCTCCGAAACTGCCCTGTGCAACCTCGCCCTGTCTCGGATCGGCAACGACCGCCAGTTGAGCAGCCTCGGCGAGGCCAACAAGCCCGCGCGCCTGTGCACCCTGATGTACGGGCCCACGCGCGACGCGGTGTTGCAGGCGCACCCGTGGAACGAGGCCATCCGCCGCGTCGACCTGGCGGCGGAGGCCGACGTGGAGCCGCCGTTCGAGTACACCTACCGCTTTCCGCTGCCGTCCGACTGCCTCAAGGTGATCCGCACCGAGGACGAGTCCGCCGGCTTCGAGGACGACTACCGGATCGAGAGCACGGCGAACGGCCGGGTGCTGCTGTCCAACAGCGACACGGTGGCGATCGAGTACATCGCCCGCGTCGAGGACGTGGCTCTCTATTCCCCGGTGCTGGTGGACCTGATCGCCCAGCGGCTGGCCGCCGAGCTGGCACCGGCGTTCGCCGACTCCGCCTCGATGGCCAAGAACCTGTGGGACATCTACGCCGCCAAGCTGCGCGAGGCCCGCTCGGTCGACGCGCAGGAGGGCACGCCGCGGCAGATCGTGGCCGACACCTGGATCAACTCGCGGATGTGAGGGCTGCGGGCCGGCCTTGATACCGGCTGTGATCACTGGATGGGCAGTCCTGCGCGCGCCAGCGCCTAAAGGTAGCGCATCGCATCTGGGATCACGGTCGCCGCCTGCGTGTCCTTCCACGCCGCCGCAGCAAATCACCGCATAGCAGGAACCCGCCGCCTTGGCCAGCGTCCGCAAGCTGATCTCCAACATGACGGCCGGGGTGTTCTCCCCGCGCCTCTACGGCCGCCCGGACATCCCCAAGTACGGCAACGCGCTTGCGGAGCTGACCAACATGACCGTGGTGCCGCACGGCGGCGTGCGCAAGCGCTCCGGCTTCAAGTTCGTCGTGGAGGTCAAGGACAGCGATCCGGTCCGGCTGGTGCCCTTCCAGTACAACGTCGAGCAGCCCTATATGCTGGTGTTCGGGCCGAGCTACGTTTGGTTCTGCAAGGACCAGGGCATCATTACGCACACGCCCGTCACCATCACCGCGGCGACCAACGCCGATCCGTGCGTGGTGACGGCGGCCGGTCACGGCTTCTCCGGCGGCGACCGCGTGGTCATCACCGGCGTCACCGGCATGCACCAGCTCAACAACCGGCATTTCGTCGTGCAGAACACGACGATGGACACATTCGAGCTGGCCGATGTGGACTCGTCCGCTTATGGCACCTACAGCGGCGGCGGCCAGGCCGGCGAGATCGTTGAGTTGTCAACCGGCTACACGGCCGACGAGCTGGACGACCTGCAGTTCGCGCAGTCCGCCGACACGCTCTACATCGCCCACGGCGACCACCCGCTCGCCAAGATCACCCGCACCAGCCATACCTCCTGGCAGCTGCTGCAGGTCGACATCGTCAAGGGCCCCTTCCGCAACATCAACCCAGACCCGAACCTGACGCTGACGCCGTCGTCGTTCTCGGCGTCCGCCACCGGCTACGGCACCCAGCAGGTCGGCGACACCTTCACGCTCACCGCGTCGTCGCCGCTGTTCGACGAGGACATGGTCGGCGGGCTCTGGCGGCTCTACGAGTCGTCCAACGGCGAGACCGGCGTGGCGAGCCCGCCCGTGGGCAGCGACCAGCACACCATCGCCAACAACGACGTGTACACCACGGACGGCAAGGTGTACGGCGTCACCAACCTGGCCACCGCCACCACCTGGGAGCCGTTCACGGCGGTGCCGAAGCACGACAGCGGGCGCGTGCGCATCTATGGCGGCTCCGGCACCGGGACGTTCTTCGACTCGGACTACCTGCACAGCGGCTGGTGCATCATCCGCATCACCGGCTACACCTCGACGACGGTGGTGACGGGCGAAATCATCCACAACCAGATGCCGGCTTCGATCATCGCCAACGGCACGGCATGGTGGGAGGAGGGCGCCTTCTCCATCTACCGCGGCTTCCCGCGCTGCGTCACCTTCTTCGAGCAGCGCCTGGTGCTTGCGGCCACGGCCAGCGACCCGCAGACGGTGTGGGGCTCGCGCACCGGGGCGTTCGAGAACTTCGAGGATGGGCCCGACGACAACGATGCCCTCACCTTCACCATCGCCTCCGGCCTCGTCGACTATATCCGCTGGATCATCGGCGGCCGGCTGCTGTCGTGCGGCACGGCCAGCGCCGAGTTCGCCATTGCCGGCACCACCAACAACGACGCGCTGACGCCGACCAACGTCCGCGCCATCCCGCAGACCACCTTCGGATCGTCGGGGGCGCTGCCGGTGCGCGTCGGGCAGATCATCCTCTACCCGCAGCGCCAGGGTGACCCGGACAACGCCTCGCGCAAGCTGCGGGAGTTCGCCTACCAGTACGAGAACGACCAGTTTGCGAGTGCCGACCTGACCGTGTTCTCCGAGCACATCACCGGCGAGGGCTACGAGCAGATCGCCTATCAGGTCGACCCCGACAGCATCGTGTGGGCGCGTCGCAGCGATGGCGAGCTCGCCGCCGTCACCTACGAGCGCGACCAGCAGGTTGTCGGCTGGCACAGCCACAGCATCGCCGGCACCGCCGCCGAGGTCGAGAACGCCGCCGTGATCCCCGGCGCCGACGGCGACGAGCTGTGGGTGCAGACCACCCGCACCATCAACAGCGCCACCGTCCGCTACATCGAGGTCCTGCAGCCGGCGTTCCGGCCCGAGACGGACAAGGAGGACGCCTTCGTCGTGGACTGCGGCCTCACCTACGAGGGCGACTCGACGACGACCATCGGCTCGCTCTGGCACCTCGAGGGCGAGACGGTCGACGTACTCAACAACGGCGCGGTGGAGCGTGACAAGACGGTGTCCAACGGCGCCATTACGCTCAGCGTCGCCGGCACCAAGGCCCACGTCGGCAAGCGCATCTCGGCGGTTATGGAGACGCTGGACCTGGAAGCCGGCGCGCAGGGCGGCACGGCGCAGTCGCGCAAGGCCAAGCTGGGCGACATCTTCATCCGCCTCTATCGTTCGCTCGGCGGCACCATCGGGCCCGACACCACATTCCAGGACGACATCGAATACCGCACGCCCGCGGCCCCGATGGACGACAGTCCGCCGCTGTTCTCCGGCCTGAAGCGCGTCGAGATGCCCGGCGGCTGGCGCGACGACCACGGCGAGGACGGCACCTTCGGGCGCATCATCCGCATCGAGCACGACGACCCGCTGCCGTTCTTCGTCACGGGCATCGTCGCCGAGATCGACACCACGGGCTGATCGTCATGTGCTTCATGGCCATGGGGCCGATGCTTGGGTTGGTGGGCTCGGCCGTGTCGGCGGTCGGCGCGCAGGCGCAGGCCAACGCATCGGCATCGCAGATGGAGTACAACGCTGCCGTCGCGCGCATCAATCGCGACGTGGCGCGGCGGCAGGGCCTGTCCGAGAGCGAGCGCATCGCCCGGCGCTACCGCACGCTGACCGGGCAGCAGGTCGCTGGCTACGGCAAGGGCGGCGTGGTGCCGACCTCGGGCTCGGCGCTGACGGTGCTCGGCGAGACCGCGCGCAACGACGCCATGGACCAGCTCACCGCCATCTGGAACCGGGAGACCGAGGCGGTCGGCTTCGAGAACAAGGCGCGCGATCTCGAAGCGCAGGCCAAGGCGGCGCGCAAGGGCGGCGGCCTCGCCATGGCCAGCACGTTCCTCACCGGGCTCGGCAAGTATGCGTCCGGCCCGAGCGCAGGGTCGCCGCTGCTCATCAACCAGGGGGCCGCCTGATGCCTGACTTCGTGCGCGCCGAGCGCCTGTCCGAGGATCTGGCGACGGGGCGTCACAACTGGCGCGAGCACAAATTGGCGCTGGTGCTGCTGGCCGCGATGCCGGCGGACGGCATATTCTCTCTGGAGGGGAGCCGCCCGCTCCAGCACACGCTCGCGCGCGATGGCCGCAACACGACGCTGGCGGTGGCCGATCATGTCGTGCGGGCAGAGGGCGCCGCGGTGCCGCCGTTCGCAGTGGCGGCCGTGGTCAACGCCACCACCGGGGCGCCGATCGGCACCATCGATCTCGGCCGAAGCGTGACGCTGGAGGACGGCGCCAGCTTCACCTTCAGGTTCCCGCCCGCGCTGGTGGTGATCGGATCGTAAATGGCGCTGGCGCGCACCAGCCGCGGCTCGGCCGAGGCCGCAGCCACGACGGCAACGACGGGCTCGTTCACGCCCAGCGACAACTCGCTGCTGGTGGCCTTCGTCTACGGCCGCGACCTGGCCGATGTGACCGAGCTCGGCGTCAACGGCGGATCGCTGACGTGGACCTCGCGTGTCGAGGTCGAGGTCAACGCCTACGGCCTGCGCATCTACACCGCGCCCGTGACGACCGGCGCGTCGATGACGGCGCAGGTCACGACCAGCGGCTCGGCGACCGAGTGCGGCATCCACGTCGTCGAATACACGGGGCACGACAGCTCGTCGCCGGTAGGGGCGACGGCAACCGGGAGCGATGCCGACGGCCAGGGGGCCGGGACGTTCACGATCACGCTCAGCGGCACGCCCGCCGCGACAAGCGAGGTGGTCGCCGGCATCATGGTGGACGCGCCGGACTCGGCCACCGAGGAGGGGTCGGGCTGGACGCAGCTGTTCGACCTGACCGGCCTTGCCAACTCCACCTCGCACTCGCAGGCCCGCGGCAACTCGACCTCGACCAGCGTGCAATGGTCGAACGTCCAGAGCGGGTTCGAGATCGGCGCCGTTGCGGTCGAGATCAAGGAAGACCCGAACCCCAACATCACGCAGGTTTCATATAGGTTCTTCGACGACGGCGACGAGCTGCCGCACTGGGACATCACCGCGCCCGACCCGAGCGGGTGGTCGTATACATCAACCCCAGACAACGTAGCTGGCACCACTACGGCGGCGTCCTATCCTGCTACCGTTGCCGCAGGCGACCTGATCGTGTGGTGCATCGCCAAGGACGACAGCCCGGCGATCACCGACGACACGGGCGGGCTCAACGTCATCCAGTCTGTGTCCAATTCCTACACCGTGGCGGCCTGGGCCGGCTGGGAGATCGCCGACGGCGATGAGGATGGCACCACGCGGACGTTCGGCGGCGACAGCGAGGAGTTTCAGTCCTACAGCATCCGCATTCTGGCTGGCACCTTCGACGCCAACAACCCGATCCCCGGCGGCACCGCCAGCGCCCAGGGCGGCAACGCTACCGACCAGACCACGGCCACCATTCCGGCCATCACCGTGCCGCGGGCCAATGCCAGGGTGGTGGGCTTCGCGGCCGTTGACGCCGACCCATTCGACGCCACCTTCTGCCCGGCCGGCTGGACGGATGGCGCCGACAACGATGCCGGCGCTGTCTCAGGCGGCATCGGTACGCGCGATGCCGCGACCAGTGCGGCCGAGACGACTTCGACGGCGGGCTTCGGCATCAACGTACAGGATGCCTGGGCTGCCGTGTGCTTCGCCATCAACGGCGCGCTGGTGCATGACGGGCGCGCGGCCGTTGCCAACATCAACACCGGCGCCACGCTGGAGGTCGACACCGCCTACGGGTGCCAGGTCCGGGTGTACAATTCCGGCGCCGCCACCACCGAGGACACGTGGCAATGGCAGTACAACAAGAACAGCGCCGGCTGGAACAATATCACCGGTGCCTCCTCGGTGGTGCAGGCGCTGGCGACGGGCGACTTCGCCGACGGCGACGACGTGACGGAATATCTGGGCTGGTCGACCAACCCGAATGGCTCCGGCACCTGGATCAGCAACAACAACGCGGCGCTGGAGACGGACGGGACGCTGGTGCTCGCGGCGGCGCTCGGTGCCGGGCAGGCGTTCGAAACGCACCTCAACTTCCAGATCATCGGCTCGGATGTTGCCGATGAGGACACCATCCAGTTGCGCATCGTCTATGAGGACGGGACCGCGCTCAACACCTACAGCAACACGCCGACCATCACCGTCAACAAGGCGGCGGCTGGCGGGTTTATTCCGTTCCCACGTCCGCGCGGCGCGCGCGGCGGCATGATGGGGCAGGTCGGGGGGATGCACTAGCCGATGAAAGTTCTTGCCGGCAGTACGGACGTCACGACCTATTTCGTGCTGCGGCTGGCCGCAGACGGAACAGAGGCCACGGGGCTTACCGTCACCAACTTCGACCTGCAGTACGTGCGCAACCGCACGGCTCCGGTAGCCAAGGTGGACGCCAGCGCTCTCGCGGCAACCGACAGCGCGCACGCCGACAACTCGGCAATCGAGATAGACGGCACAGATCAGCCGGGGTTGTATCGCGTCGATTGGCCCGATGCCGCGTTCGCGGCCAACGCCTCGCAGGTTATCCTGTCGGTCAAGTGCGCGACCTGCTTCACCGAGCATCTACGGGTCGAGATCGAGGACGCGGTCGACGTGTCGGATGTGCACTCGCTACTGACCAAGGTCTACAGCGATACCACGCACATTCACTCCGACACCACCACGCTTGCGAGCGATCTGGCCGAGGGCGATTTCAGCGACATCCTGAGCCGCCTCACTGTCACCAACTCGCAACTGCTGATCGTAAAGAGCGATACGTCGGATATCAGGTCGCATCTGGTCGTGATCCATTCGGAGACGACCAAGATCGACTCTGATCAGGCGTCGCAGTTTGCTATCATCGAACCGTTCGTTTCCGACATCCACAGCGACACGACGGCGATCCATACGCAGACGACGGCGATCGCCTCAGACACGACCACGCTCGCCTCCGACCTTGCGGAAGCCGACTTCTCCGACATACAGAGCCACCTTGCCAAGGTGTATTCGGATACTACCATCATTGCCTCGCAACTGCTGGTCGTGAAATCGGACACGAGCGATATCCGCTCGGCGCTGGTGGTCATCGCCTCGGATACCGCCGCAATCGAGGGCCAAGTGGGAGGCGGTGAGGGCGACATCAGCGATGTCCTCTCACGACTGACCGTCACCAACAGCCAGCTTCTGATCGTGAAGTCCGACACCAGCGATATCAAGTCGCAGCTAGTGGTGATTGCCTCCGATACTGCGGCGATCGAGGGTCAGGTTGGCGGCGGGGAGGGCGATATCTCCGACGTGCTGTCACTGCTGACCAAGGTCTACAGCGACACCACCGCGGTCCACTCGGACACCACGGCCATCCATTCCGACACGGCCCTGATCGAGACCAAGCTCGGCGAAGCCGACACGTCGGACATTCTGTCGATGCTCACCAAGGTCTACTCCGACACGACCATTGCCACGGGCGCCGTGTCGCAGCCGGCCCAAGGCGCACCGCCCGCAAGTGCAACGCCACAGGAAGCCACGGCGTACCTCTACAAGGCGTGGCGCAACAAGACCGAGCAGACGGCGACCGAGTACAAGCTCTACGCCGACGATGCCGCGACCATCGACCACAAGGCGAGCGTCACCGACGACGGCAACACCACCACGCGCGGCGAGGTGACCACCGGCGCATGATGCGTGTCGCTCACATGACCGTCGTCACGCCGGGGCGCTGCGGCCTCTACGAGACCACACGCGAACTCGTCGCCGGCCTGCGCCTGCTCGGTGTCGACTCACGGCTGGTCGATCCATCACGGGCAACCAACAAGATGCACCCGGACGGCGACGCAGATCGAGGCGCGCTGTTCGGGGACATGGACTGGGCTCTGACGGCAGACGTGATCGCCAATCATAGCGGATACGACTCGACGCCGATCGAGAAGACCAGCCAGCCCGTGGTGCACGTCGCGCACGGACGCCCGCGGTCCTCGTTCCTGTCCGAGAAGTCCGGGTCGACGCCAATCTATTCGTACTGGTATCAACGCTCCAAGCAGGCCAGGTTCAAGGCGGTTGTGACGTTCTGGCCGCAGCACGTGCCGTATCTGCAAGTGATGATGCCGGAGACGCCGGTCTACGCGGTGCAGAGCAACGTCGATCTGGAGGCGTGGACGCCCAACGGCCCCAGCGGCTACGGCTTCCACGGCAAGAAGGGCAGCAAGGTCAATATCGCCCTGACCGACGCTTGGCGCGACGACGTCGACCCTTTCGTGCCGTTGCATGCGGCGGCGCTGTTCGCGCGCGAGGTCAAGGGCACCAAGGTCCACGTGTATGCCAAGCCTGCGAAGTCCAAGGGTTTCGATGTTCTGCTCCGGCGCATCGCCGAGGACGGCAACCTGGGCGAGGTGCAGGGCTGGAGCAAGGGGCTCGCCAATGTCTACCGTGCCGCGAGCTTCATGCTGACCCCGCAGGAGATCGATACCCGTAGCGTGCGCGAGGCCATGGCCTGCGGCTGTCCCGTGGTGCGGATGACGAGCCTCGACGACAATTGGCGCAAGCGCATGCTCGACGGCCTGATGTCCGATCGCAAGGGCGTGCGTTCCGTGGCCGAGATCCTCTTCAACCCGCGCGAGACGGCGCGTCAGTTCAAGGCCGTCCTCGACAAGGTCGCCTGTTATGGCACTTGACACCGCCGCCAAGCGCCTCTCTGCGCTCAACATCGGATCGCCATGGCGCGGCGTTCTGCCCGTGCCGGACGGCACCATCGACCAGGCCGACCGGCAAACGGTTATGTTCCTGGGCGGCGCCGTGCTGGCAGAACAAGCCGTCGTCGTCCCGGCTCCCCATCGAGAAGCGCTCGGCTACGGCGGCGGCGGGCGGCGTCGGCGCAGTGCGCGCGGCGCGCCCGCGGTTACGTGGATCAACGTCCACAAGGAAAGCGTCGATGATAAGCGCAAGCGGGAAGAGGAACGCTGGCGGCGCGCAGCCGAGATGGCCCTCGACGAGGCCCGCCTCGCGCAGATCGAGCACGAGCAGACGGTCGAGCGCCAGGACCGCGAACGCGAGCGCCGGGCGCGGCTGGTCCACGAGACGATCGACGTTCGGCGGCGCGGCCGTGTCGCCATCGACGCCGGCACCGTTTCCGTTGCGCTGCATGAGGTGCAGCGGGTTGCGGCGGGCGCTGTCGTCGCCGTCACATCGGAGGCGGTCGACGGCCTGTACCGATCGCCGCTGGAGAACCTGAGAGACGAGCGCGACGCACTGCGGCGCGAGGTCGCGCGCTTGAAGAAGAACACGAAGGCGCTGGAAATCCTGCTGCTGGCGGCATGAACCCCGATCAAATGTTCGTGAACTGATGCCACGTATACCACGCTCAGAACAGACGGTCGGCGTCTCCGCGACCCAGCAGCCGTTCTCCGTCGGCGACGGCTATGCCGCGCCCGGCAAGGCGCTGGCCCATGCCGGCGAGCAACTCGTATCCCTGGCGCGGCACCTCGAGCGGCAGGACGAAGAGCTGTCGATGTTCGAGGGGCAGAACGCCTATCAGGAGTTCGTCAACGCCGAGGAGCAGCGCCGCCGTCAGGCGGATGTTGACCTGACCGGCGATGGGCGCGGACACG